ACCTGGAAACGCTTGAAAAGGTTTTGCTCCCATTGCATCAATATGTTCTAACGCCGGATCTTTCGGTTGATTTTGTGGTGGCGCAGGTAAGATTGAATCTATATCCTTTACACCAATTGCTGAATACATATTTCTATAAGCCATATACATATTATGCATTTGTGGATTCGTTTGAGCTAATTGTAATTGTGTTTGTGCCATTGATATTCTTTGACTCATTGAGAATATGTTAGGATCTGCTACCGGTAGAATATCTACCTTGTCATCAAAATCTGTAACTTTAACATTTCTCGATGCCCCTGGAACATCATAAGGATATTCAGGAGGTAAATAAGTTTTAAAGATATTTGAAAGTAATTTAAATTCATTCTTAAGTGAAGCGTACAACCTTTTATGGATTGCTGACATCACTCTTGAACCACGTTCTAAAAGAGCTACAGTTGTACCAACAGCTGCTTGTTGGTTCCCATCACCAACTTGCATGTCAGCAATTGATGCGAATCTTTGTCCTGCTTGAACTACAATACCCATCAACTGTAATAATGTTTGTGAAGGTTCTTTGTAGGGTAAGAATACGAAAGCATCTTTTAGATTACCACCTGGAGTATCTACATCTTTAAATTCTCCGGGTTGAATCGCTGTAGCGTCATCTTGAACTCTGACACCTCTTTGTTTAAATCCTGCTGGTAAATTTGATAACGTTCCTGCATCTAATAACTGACGAAGCGCTGCAGTTGCAGTTCTGCTTAATCCACCAATCATATGAATTAATCCTAAACCATAAAAACCTAATCCTGGTAAAAATTTAAAATGAACAAAATATTGAATCTTATTTTTCTTAGGGTCTTCAGGTTTAAAGTTTCTTCTAATTGATAAAACTTTTCTACTACTTTCTTCGATTGTTACAATGTAAGGTAGTTTTATTCCAGTAGGCTCACCATCGGGCCCCACGTCTTCAAAACCTTCTAAATCTAAATTAACATGACACTCGATTAAAGTGTACATTGACTCTGCTTTATTTGATTTTGTAACTCCTTCTATTTCTCTCTCTTTTTCTTTTAATTCATTAGAATTTGAATCTTGTGGTTTTGATAATTCTATATCAGAATAGAATCCAGCTACTTGTTGTTTTCTTAAATCATTTTCAGATATTTTAATAACATGAATAACTGCTTCCGCATCATCTAATGAAGTCGCTGTATAAGGGACTACTAAATCATCTGCTGGAATAAATTTAGATACGGCTCTTCCAAGCAAATCATCATAATAAACTTTTTTAAATGTAGATCCTGCTAAAGGAAGATAGAATAACATTTGGTCAAACTCAGGTTCATATTCTTTCATTTGATCCATCAATTGATAGTTCATGAAATCTTTAACTCTTTGAGCTTGTGCTTCTTTTGGAGGGGTTGCTGAACCCATGACCATTGTTCTAACCGGTCCATCTGAAGGTAGTAATTCTTTATAAGCTAATGCTTGAAATTGTGTAACCGCTTCTGCAAGAACAGGGTGAGTTGCACCACTTGCTCCTTGGAAAGGTTCTGTTCTATTATCGTATTTAAATCCTAATAAATCTAATCCAGTAATGTAAGTTCTTTCCCAATCTGCACGAGAGGTTTTATATTCTGCATAATCACTTTGTAATTCACTACCAATAAGATCAGTAGTATCTTCTGGAAGAAGATCATTTAAATTTGCAAACGGATCTCCTGAATCTGGCATTTTAACTGCATTTGGATCAAAGTCGATAGTTGCTCCACCATCTTCCTCATCTGTAATTTCTATTGGACCTTTACCTAATTCATCTGCAACATCAACCTCTTCCATTTGCTCTTTTATAAGCTCATCTTCAGGTCTAGTATTAGGAAGGGTTTTATCTATATCTGCCATATTTTTTATCCTGTATTGGTTTATCTTGTTTCTTCTCTTTAATCAACCCTCGAGAATTGGGTCCTTTTAAAGGAGGGATCTCTTTCCATTTAACATGTTTCATGTTTTTTACAAGTGTTAAATTCTCTTTAGTCATAATATTTTTTCATTAAATTAGCTAGTCCGCCTTCTGCAGCCATAAAATCTGTTTCTTCAGTTATTGCTTCTTGAGCAAAGGGATCGACTCTTCTTTCTAAAGCTCTTTGATCTTTAGCTTTTTGATAATCTATATCTGCTTGATTTGTTTTTTCTTGTTGTTTATAAAATCTATCCATATCAAACTCTTCATTTCTAGGACCACTCATAAAAGGCTGTTGTTCTTTTTTTATAGTTTCTATAAGTTGTTTTTCAATTCCTGGTTTAACTGACATACGGCCAATATTATCTTTTCGTTGATCCATACTATTTAAACCAGCGTAGTTTGTTAAAATTTTTCTATCTAAACCGTATTGAGGATCTTGTTCTGTTAATTGTTCTTCCTGACTTTTACCTGCTAATCCATAAGTAAAATTAGAAATTATTTCTTCCTTGTTAGATCCTCCTGCGTAATCATTTAAAGCTAACAAACCTCCTATAGCTCCTTCACTTACAACACCCAATTTTCCTAAAACTCTTGCTGCATTGCCTAAAATTTTTACCCCTTTAGCTCCTGTACTCATTTTCTTTAATGCTCTTAAATTTGCATTCTCACCTGGAGATAAGTTAGTTGGATTTTTCAATCGTTCTAAACCTTTAGAAATACAAGCAGCACTTCCTCCAACATCAAAGTTCATTCGACCTCCAACAAAGGCTGCTTTTCTACTACATCCTTTACCTCCTAATGCTGCTATTTTGGATAATATGTTTTTTGCTTGAGGGTCAGTTTGATAAAAATTTGTAATGTTTTTTTCAAATCTTTTAAGTTGACCAGTTGGTGTTTTAGGTCCTCCCCCATAAGTTTGTCCACCTACTTCAACCATAGCTCCTCTTTTTTTTAATTCACCTACTCTTGATAAATCTCCTTGTTCTATTTCTTTAGTCACTTCACGAGCTAAAGAATTTAAATCTCTATCTAATAATTGATAGTTTCCTGTAGCTCTATTTTTAACTCCAGATATATGGTGTCTTTCTAAAGCATTTTTAACTCCATCATAACCTACTTTATTTTTCATTTGTTTAAATAAATCAGACAAAGATATTCTAGTTGTATCTATCCCTTCATTTTTTAATAAATCCTTTAAGACACCTTGAACCGGTAATTTTGCTTTTTTTGAAATGTCTATGAATTTTTTTGTATCTTCAAAATCAACGTGATTAGAAAATAAAACACCATCTGCATTTTTTCCTTTTAAAAATCTTTCAGCAACTATATATTTTTTACCACCTCCATATTGACTATTATCAATAAACCCAACAATTTTATTTTTATTATTTATTTTTGAACGAACAGGTTCATAATCTGTGTTCCCTAATTTATAAGATCTATCCATCTGAGCTGCCATCCAACCTTGAGGTGTACTAAAATCAACAGCTATTGAAAATTTTTTTGGTTCATCAACAAAACGTCTTATCCTGTCGTACATTCTTATATCTGCAGTTGGTGAAACTCCATAAGTATATTTTTTAAAATCCCAATTTTTAACTTGAGAATATTTTCCTTTAATATCTTTTTGAATTTCTGGTGGAACAATTCTAGTATTTAATTCTCTTGTGTATTCACCAGCTTTTACTAGACGATCAGCAATTGTTCTTTGATCTACTCCTAATTTTTTAGCTATTTTAATTTGAGAAAAACCTTTATCTCTTAATTTTTTAATTTCTTTTATATCTATATCTACTTGATTAGACGTATCTCGAGCAACTATTGCTTTAGCTACATCCTTTTCAGCAGCTTTAAACGCTTTTGTTTCAGACCCATATTTTTTAGGGTCGTAATATTTTGTAGGTTGATTTTTTCTTTGATATTTTAAAACACCATCTTTACCTTTTTGTATAGTTGTTTGATCTCGGTATACAGTTTTTTTAGAAATATTTGGGTATTTTTCCTTATGTTCTTTCATAGCTTTTAAAGCATCTTCTTTTCCTTGTTTAGTAAAAGGAAATCTTCTTTTCATTGCTGGCCCTAAGTCTGTATTTTTACTAATAATATGTGCTTCATACATTTTTGTTCCATCAGCAAGTGGAGTAGTAAATAAACCTTTTGTTCCTGTAGATACTCTTGGATCTTTAGTTCCTTTTATATATTTACCCATATACCCGGGCCGTGATCCATCGGCATTTGGTTGTACTAATTGTTGCATGCCACCTTGAGCATTGGGTCTTCTAAACTCTACATCAAAGTCTTCTAACGTTTCACCAGGTCTAAGATAAGAATCTGGTGCTTGTTCAAGGTCAGGGGTGTTAAAATTATCCATCTCGGATCTTGGAACCTCTGCTAGTTTAATGTTCCGTGGTTCCTGGTCCATGGATCGTGAATCACGGTCCTTGTTTCCTTGAACAAAAGTTTTCCAAGCCCCATCCACTTTTCCAAGGCTCGCGTCTCTTTTATAATATCCTTCGGCTCTAGTGTGTCTTAAAATTTTATCTGAAATCATTATTCCCCTAATATAGAAGCAAGGCCTCCAGTTGCTTGTTTTCTTCTAGTTGTGTTTTTGAAAGTATCTATAATCTCGTCACCACTCATTCCCATTTCGTCCATTTTAAAAGTTTGTTCTACCATGGCGATCATATCAGCTTTCATTCTGGGTGATGAAGATGCAATTTGATCTGCAAGGTTTTTATCCATTCCTGGATATTTTAACATAAGATTATCAATCTCTATACTTTTCGCTAAACCTTCAGGAGATGTATCACTCATTACATCATCAACACCTGCTTTAATTTCTTTGTTATAATTTTTTAAAAGTTTATCATCTATTTCCGGAAGTGTTTTCATTTGATCCATTTCAGTACCAAGATCAAAAGTAGATAGTTCTTCTATTTCATCTCTTGTCATTAA